TGTATGGGAAGGCGAACCTGTCATCCGGTCTGAGGCTCGTGTGTTCCGCAATTGGACTGTAGACGACTTAGATGATACAAGGATACTCGAAGAAGTCCCGCGTCTCGGTGCTGACTGGGGCTTCGCTGTTGATCCTACAGTCCTAGTCGAATGTTATATTTCAGGTCGTACCCTGTACTTCCGTCGTGAGGCGTTTAAAGTCAAGTGTGAGATCGATGAGACACCAGCATTATTCGCCGGTACTTCCAAATTGAACGATCCGACAAATCCCCGGTACTGGCCTAACAGATACGGACACCAAGGCTTTCAGACTGTACGTGACGGACATCGAATTGTGGCAGACAGTGCAAGGCCAGAGACCATATCGTATATGAAGGCCCGGGGCTTCAACATTATTGGCGCCAAAAAAGGTGCAGGTTCTGTTGAGGAAGGTGTAGAGTTTATGAAGACCTATGACATCGTTGTGCATCCTGACTGCCCGCACGTGCAGGATGAGTTAATGTATTACTCCTACAAAGAAGATCCCTTGACAGGTGACGTAGTATCAGTGCTGGCAGACAGGCATAATCATACGATCGATGCCTGCCGGTATGCACTTGAAGGTGTACGCCGGAAACGTTGGGGCCGCATAGGAATACACGGCGGGGAAGCTATACCTATAGGGGCTTAGAAACAATGGTCTCCCATACGCGCGTATAGTGACACAGTGCAGTTGTAGATGCCGGGGCCCGTGGTATGGGGTAGATGGTCTATAACTGCAGGTATAAACCATCTAAGTTACCTGTACCTCGGCACTGGCATCTAGATAATTCAACAGGAGTACCTAATGGCAGCACGCTTAGATCAGTTTCTGTCTAGGTTCCGGCAATCGCCGAAGCCAACAGAGACCGTCGGTGTGCCAGGTACAGCGATCTTTGGCGGGTACGTCGAGAACAATGAGAAGAACCCAGACCTCGGTTCCCCGAGTGAGCGGTATAGAACATATTCAGAATTACTCGCTAATACAAGCATTGTGGCGACAGGCACGAGGTACTACCTCAATCTAGTAGCAAAAGCCAAATGGCAGTTTCAGCCTAGCGAAGCAGACACTGACGGAAAGTTTGCTGAACTAGCTGAGTCCATTCTTAAGGACGATGCAGCAACGCCCTGGCACCGGATTGTACGTCGCGCGGCGATGTATAGGTTCTACGGTTTCAGTGTACAGGAGTGGACAGCTAAGCGTCGTGAGGACGGTGTTATAACGTTGGCGGATGTGGCTCCTAGGCCACAAGCTACGATTGAGAAGTGGGATGTAGCGGTCGACGGTGAAGTGCTAGGGATGATCCAGCGATCACCTCAGGATGCTCGGGAGATATACCTACCACGCAACAAGACGTTGTATATCGCAGACGATACTTTGAGTGACAGCCCAGAGGGTGTAGGATTATTCAGGCATCTTGTTGCCCCTTCTCAAAGGCTTGCTCGATATGAGCAGCTTGAAGGTTTTGGTTTTGAAACTGATCTACGCGGTGTTCCTATTGGACGCGGGCCTTTCACTGAGTTAGCTGAAATGGTCAACCGCGGCGATTTGAGTGAGGCTCAGCGGGTTCAGGCGGAAGCACCAATTCGAAGCTTTATTCAAAACCACGTACGCACAGCTCAAATCGGTATGCTGCTTGACAGTATAACTTATCAAAGCCAAGACGAAAGCGGGCGCCCTAGCGCGGTCAAGCAATGGGATGTAGATATCTTACGGGGCTCTGCGACGAGTTTTAAGGACACAGCGACGGCGATCGAGCGCATTAACCGGGAAATGGCAAGGACACTCGGGGTAGAACAACTCATGCTAGGCTCTGATAGCGCCGGCAGTTTTGCCATGAGTAAAGACAAAACCAACAGCTTCTATCTGTTGGTTGACGGGTCTCTCACAGAGATTAGAGAAGCTACAGCCAAGGACCTACTAGATAAGTTCTGGCTGCTTAATGGTTTCCCTAAAGAGATGAAGCCTACTATGACAACTGAAGCCGTACGCTTCACAGACGTTGAACAAATAGCTGGTACGTTGCGAGATATGGCAACTGCTGGAGCGCCACTTCTGCCGGATGATCCGGTGATCGACGAAGTGCGTGACTTGATGGGTATTAAAAAGCCTGTCTCGATTGGTACGACCGCAATGGAAGACGCCGCTCTGCTAAGTGATATGGCCGACGACTCAGACAGTCCTGATGATGATGATGAAGAAGAAGAGTAATTCCCTATAGGAGGATACAAGAAATGCGAGTACTAGATACGAGTACACTAAAGATCGCAGCAGAGCATTATGCTGTCTCGTTCATGCGCCCCGACAAGCAGAACGCTATCGGTCGGTATATTGATGGTCCTTCGTACGTGACGCAGGACTTCTACAGATTCAATTACAAAGATGAATTCGACTTTATGGTTGAAAACATTCGTGGGAATCTTGGCGTATTGCAGATCGCGAAGTTCGATGATCTTGCCGCTGAGACTTTCAAGCCTCGCAGCGTCGAAGTCTTCAAACAGATTTTGTCTGATAAGTTGGCTGTCGACATCGAAGGAAATCATATCCCCGGCAAGGTCGGTACGGTTCAGTTGGGCAATCGAACTGTCGGATTTAGGCGCAAGACTATTGTAACGAAACGGGGCAATCTTGACATCCCGAAAAATGTCTATTGGCCCATCTATGCCGGTGAAACAGAAGAACGTGTCGCGGGCAACGATAACCTAGACCCCTTGCCAATCCACACCCAGCCTATGCCTGCTGGTGCGCAGAACACTCGTATCTCGAACGAGGTTGCACTTCTCATGTGTGACGCGGCGGTCGACAACTTGGATGAAGGTGCAGGCGCGGCTGTCATTCAGGGTCGTAGCGGAGCGCAACCCGCCGATCCAGATACAGCGGTAACAGGAACACTATTGTTCACCCTGACTTGTTCTGATCCCGCCTTCGGTGCTGCCGCTGATGCCGCACCCGGTGGTACGGCAACGGCAAGTGCGGTGACCGATGATGCCTCTGCTGATGCGACGGCGACGCTTGGTTACTGCCGCGCGAGTTCTACGGCAGACGGAGCAACCCCTGTTGATGACCATCTTGATGGAGAGGCCGGAACCTCCGGTGCTGACTTCAACTTCAGCACTTTGGCGATTGTTTCAGGTGCCACCATCTCATTAACTTCTTGGACCGTTACTCAGCCAGAGAGCTAAACTCCGTATTAAGGGAGAAACTTTCTCATGAGTATGGTTCATGGGTTCAAACTCACATTCGTTAAGACTGTTGAAAGGTTTGTGGATCACGACGTTTCTAATCCCCGAGAAGAAGGGACAGAAATAGAGGCTTTCCCAGATGGTCTAATAACGTCAGTGGTTGTCGAGAGGGTAGGGGTGGACCCTGTTGCTGGTACTTATACTTTGGAAATGTCAGGGGTGGAGAAGGTATCTATCACGGATGCCTTCCTGCCCTTCTCTGTATATCCTGTAGATTTGAAGTACGGTCCAAAAAGAGAACCATTGGCTATTAAACAAAGCTGGAAACCCTAATGGCGTTTGGCGATGTAGTAAGCACCGCGAACGAGGGCAACGTAGGTTCTTTTGCGTCTCTTACGGTTGAGTTGGGCTCTACGGCTACATCTGGCAATCTATTAGTAAGCACCGCTACTTGGGATAAAAATGCGGGTACTCCTACTTGTAGAGATACCAGTGGGTCTGGAGATTTTTGGACGGTTCAGTATGTAGAGTCTTCAGACTCAATGTCGTCTTCTGCAATAGCTTGGAAAATATCAGACGGAGACGAGACAGAGTGTTTTTGGGCTTGGTCTAATAATGAAGACCTTTATGTAACGATAACTGAATATGAAGGCGATTTTAATGCTTCGCCAGAAGACGAAGTAGCTACAGCATTTGATGTCGATGTTGTCGACCGCTTAGACATCGGGCCAACGGGGACTTTATCACAAGCCGATAATCTCGCAGTATACTGCGGAGGACAGGACTCCGCTAAGTCCGGTTTAGCAATTGACACCGCTGGGTGGAGTACTGATTTTGTTAATGATACGGGGTTGAATGGAGACGCCTCACATATCATGGGGAAGCAGATAACAAGTTCTACTACCGCCCTTGAGGCTGAACTTTCTTCGGATGGTGATGATGAGTGGTCGGGTGTTCTTGTTGTTTTCAAAAAGGCGGCGGCGGGCGCAACTGGAACCGGGGCTCAAACCCTCCCCGCTTTATTACAGTCTGCAACTGGGGACCAGATTATTGCGGGAACGGCAAGTCAAACCCTACCGGCATTATCACAATCCGCAAGCGTTGTCATGGGGGCTCTTTATTGTCAGACAGATTTTCTGGTTTCGAATGATGACGGGGCGAGTGTCTGATGGCTGATCTTGACTTCATGGTCCGGTCGAATACGGCTGATACCTCTGCTATACCGGACACTGGTGGCGGCACACTCGACCACGCCTTTGCTAATTCTGTTAAGACGGTTGGGACCGCTGTTACTTACTCCGCTGGCACATTCACGCTGGTTGATTCGGGTTTGTATCTCGTCACTTGGTCAGATGAGCACACGACTACCAACACCACTAATAACGAACGTCTGAACTGGAAAACTGAACTTATCCAAGGCGGGGCGGCTGTCGTTCCCGGTCGGGCAAGTGGTTACATCCGAAAGAACAGTGGCTCACAGGATTACCGGACCTCCGGTATGGGGATTATCAGTTCGGCGGGCAGTGAAAGCCTGCTGATTAGATCAACGCGGTTTGACAACAGCACGACCGGAACAAATGCACGGGTAGTTAGTCAAGGCACAATTTCCATCTTGAAATTAGTGGATACGGATAGCTACGGGCGCTATTCT